TTCGTAAACACATATTTACCATTACTGAAAACGATAACTACGAAACTATCTGGAACTATTTTGTAAGAAGACATGCAAGTAGCTTTTTAGTTCCGATATTTACTGAGCCGTTAAAGATTTCTGGAACCGGTTCATTGGTTGGCGCTACTAGTTTAATAGTGAACAACTTTGAGTTCTACTATAACTTAAGAAATCTAACCAGCTACTGTTTGTTAGTTGACCTAAGAGAAAATAATCTTAAAAGTGAATTAGTTATTCTTACGAATCTAATAAATAATGTTGAGATTCACTGCAGTGCAGTAGTAGATAATTTTCTGAGAGAGTATACCTGGGTATTTCCAGTATTTCGAGCTTTTTTGTCAAGTAAAACTAGACAAGATATAACTGATAACATGACTCAGATGGATCTTGAATTTACAGAAATACGGGAGGATACTTAATATGTTACTTAAAATAACTTTAATGTGCTGGTTTAGGTAGGGATTGATATGGCATTAAAAATAGGTGCTGGTGGCGCTCATAGTATTGGATTGAATGGTGACGGGACTGTGGTCGCCTGGGGACATAATGCCTTTGGCCAATGTACTATTCCTGTGGGATTAATTAATGTTATTGCAGTTTCAGGAGGAGGGGCTTTCTCTTTAGCATTGAAGAGTGACGGGACTGTTGTCGCTTGGGGAAGAAATAACAATGGACAATGTGATGTTCCTGTAGGATTAACTGGTGTTATTGAAATTTCAGGAGCAGGTTATCATTCATTGGCTTTGAAGAGTGATAACACTGTAGTTGCATGGGGTAAGAATGATAATGGACAATGTGATGTTCCCATAGGATTAACTGGTGTCATTGCAGTTTCAGGAGGATATAGTCACTCTTTAGCATTGAAGAGTGACGGGACTGTTGTCGCTTGGGGAACAAATGGTAGTGGTCAATGTGATATTCCTGTAGGATTAACTGGTGTTATTGAAATTTCAGGAGGTTGGTTTCACTCACTAGCATTGAAGAGTGACGGGACGGTTGTTGCTTGGGGAGATAATAGCGATGGTCAATGTGATATTCCCATAGGATTAACTGGTGTTATTGAAATTTCAGGAGCAGGTTATCATTCATTGGCTTTGAAGAGTGACGGGACTGTTGTCGCTTGGGGAAGAAATAACAATGGACAATGTGATGTTCCTGTAGGATTAACTGGTGTTATTGAAATTTCAGGAGCAAGTTATCATTCATTGGCATTGAAGAGTGATGGAACTGTTGTCGCTTGGGGATATAATAGCGATGGACAATGTGATGTTCCACATTTTCATCTTACGTATATCCCAGGATTAAATGGTTCTATAACTGGAATACTCAATCAAACAGCATATCTTTTTAATTATTCTGGTTCACAAGTTGTGGCAGTACCTAACCCTGGATGTGCCTTTTCATCTTGGTCAGACGGAGTATTGACCGCAGCCCGCACCGATCTAAATGTCACAGGCGACAAAACTGTAACGGCTAATTTTACACTTATAACATATACACTCACATACATTGCCGGTGCTGGCGGGACTCTCACCGGAAACACATCTCAGACAGTGATTCAAGGGAATAATGGCTCACAAGTAACGGCAGTGCCCAACACCGGGTATTACTTCCTTAACTGGTCAGATGGACTTACAACGCCATCACGCACTGATCTGAATGTTCAATCTGACAAGGTCTTGACGGCTAATTTTATATCAAAGTTTCAAGAAGGACTAGGCCTAACAAAGATTATTTTTCCTGTTGAGCCAGATTGGAAATAAAATGCTCGAACTTAACTATTCGGACAATCGAGAACTATATCAGTATCTTGGAACCAGATTACAGATTTATAGTCTTGGTTCTTTAATCAACCATACTCTAAAGTACCAGTTTACCAACGTATCAAAACAAGATGAGTATATACTGACAAATTTTTTTATTAGTTGTCAAGGGAAACTAAAACGGTTTTGGTTACCTTATTATAAAAACTCGTTTGTCCTGGCAGTTCCTTTTTTAGGCGGAGACGTAGTTGAAACAATAAACACCGGTTTTAATGAGGTTGACAGAGGAGCAGAAAGAATTTTTATAAAATTAAAAAATGGCACTTTTTATACAAGAGAAGTTACAGCAGTCGTAGATCATGGTACGACTGAACTTATTGTGCTCAAAACTACACTTCCTGTCATAGCACAAAACGAAATTCACTTTTTTGGACGATTATTTTTAGTTCGGTTTAACGAGGACGAGTGTATGTTCGATTTTAAATCAAATGCAGCAAGCTCATGTACACTTACATTCCAGGAAGTTTATCAAGAGTCACTGGAGGTAGCTTCATGAATCCAATTATTAAGGCTAAAGATGCATACCAACAAATGGGTGACTCAGCCGAACTATTTTTATTTTCAACTGGGGTTACAACCTATTTTTATACATCATACTCAGAACATATTACTTATAATGGTGACCAGTATCAAGCTGTTCCAATTAAGCGTTCAGGTTTCACAACCGATGTGGTTGAAGGTGCGGTCAGGTGTATGGTTCAAGCGCCCGTCTCAACTGTATTCTCACAGTATATTTCTCAGGCTCCTTTTGTACCAATTCAAGTCGAGATTAGACGAATTTATCTAGATGATCTTATCTCCAGCGATCTAAGGTTTAAAGGCACAGTAAGCTCAATTAGTTTTGAACGTCAAGTGGCAACTGTGGAATGTGTTTCCTCAATGGATGAACTTAATAGAACTATTCCAAGAATTGTTATTCAGGTCAAATGTAACTTGGCATTATACAGTGAGCGCTGTACATTGATAAAGGGAAATCTAGTTCAAAATTGGAGCGTTATTCCTGATTTAGATCCAATAAAACTTTATATTATAGGAGGTTTTCCCGTTGGATTAACTGATTATTATATAGGTGGAATTGCAGAGTATAAAACTGATATGCGCTATATCTCTGCTCAAGGGTCTGATTGGATAGAATTATATTATCCTTTTGAAACAATTCCTAGTGGCTCAACGTTAAAACTCTATGCCGGATGTGACAAAAGTATCTCTACATGCAGAACAAAGTTTAATAACGAACCTAATTTCCTAGGGATGCCTTTTGTCAAAAAGTTGCCCAATCCTGTAACCAAAAGTATACAGCTATAATAGTTATGGATGCATTTAAAAATGAGATGTTATATGAGAAATTTAAAGAAGAGGTTTTCACTTGGATTGGAACACCATACGGTCATTTTAAAAGAGAAAAAGGTACTGGTGCAGATTGTGCGTTATTTATAAATGAGATTTTTGTAACTCTGAAAATCATACGTCCTATAGAATATGATTACCATGATAGATTTTGGTTTACTTTTGGAACTAGAGAAATAATATTAGAGCAGATTAATACCTCATTTAAACAGGCATTGTATCAAGAATTTTCGCTGGAAGAAAAGATATCTGATTGTAGAAGAGGCGATTTATTAACATTTGCTATGAGGTCTAAATTGACAAATCATATAGCATTATATTTAGAAGGTGATAAAATAATACATTCCCTTCAGCGGTGTGGGGTGTGTATCCAGGCGTTTACAGATGAGTATAAATTAAATCAGACACACTGCTATAGGATAGTACAGTTATGAGTATTGGATATGTAATAGTAATAGCTGTGATAGCAGTAGCAAGTTTTGTGACAAGTTATATTCTTTCGCAAGAGGCAAAAAAAGCTCTGTCTCATTTGAACGATTATAGTAAAGTTGCTCTTGCGGATTTCTCGGTGACACAGCAAAGTGAGGGAATGGTAATACCTATATTATATGGTAATGCAGTACTCAGTGGCAACCTTATTTGGTGGAAGGCAGAACGGGTTGGTGGCTCATATTATCGCTATAGAGCTTGGTTGACACTATGTATGGGGGATGTATTAGAGGGGTGGAGGTATAGTAGCCCTTACGGTTTGTACTGGATTGATTTGTATAAAGCATCTCGTCAACAAAATTATAACATTTATGTAGATGATATTCCTAGGTTCTTTGCATTTATGCCCGATCTATACATGACATACGATGAGGGATCTACGGCCGTGTCTCTGATAGCTGATGTAGATAGGATAAAACGATGGTCACCGCCATATCACTTTTTGCAAACAGGAACAAATATGTTTCCTGTAAAGAGTGTTGATCCTGCTTTTGATTTTATACCTGATGTGCTTGCAAACTTTTCAGGTTATCCTTTAAAAAATGTGACTCATGTATGTGTAGGTATGCATCAGTACGAAAATTATGCAACTGGTATTAATACACCTCCTTCATCTACATGGATTGACCTGGAGAGTGGTGTTGCACAGATACCTAATTTTTCTTTTTATGTAGGCAGAACTTTTAATGCAACTGAGATACCTGCAAAATTGCTACCATATAATATTATATATCTTACTCAACCAATTATGTTTTCGACTTTGTCAACATATCACTCAGGTAATAATCCAGCAGTAGTTTACTATGATCTACTAGTTAATAAAATTTATGGAGGTAACATTGATGAAGATAAAATAGATGTAGATAATTTTGTTGTTGCTGCAGAATATTTTTTGCAACAAGAGTATGGATTAAATTTTGTTATTAATCAAAAACAATCCATAAAAGACATTATTACTAGAATACAATTATGGACTAACTCATTTTTGACAAAGGACCAAAATGATTTATATGTAATAAAGATCCTAAAAGATGAGGACAAAAACAATCCATTAGCTATAATAACTGATACTGAAATGATTAATTTTTCGCTGAGAAGAAAGTCATGGGATGAAACGTTTAACTGTTTTGTTGGTACATATTATCCAAGACGCGAATCAGGGCGGGCATACGTCTATCAAAATATACCCGGGCCCGATCAGATTTATGCTACTGAGTGTGCTTTCCGGAATGATTACCCTACGACTATTACACTTAAAGATGAAGCAAATATTGAATTGACAAAGTCGCAAAGAGAGAAGTCAGTTGATCTTTCATGTTTTATGTCAAGTACCGCGGCACTAAATCGTCTTACTCAAATTATGAGACAGGAAAGTTATCCGTTTATGAACGGCTCACTTACTGTAAATCTAACATATTTGTACTTGAGACCCGGTGATGTAGTGATTATAAAATCGGATGAATATGGAATAGAGACGCCTTTTCGCATCATGTCAATCAGTTACTCAGAGATAGATTCTAACCAGATAACACTTTCCATAATGCAGCTATAAAATCCGTCTATATTAATGTATATACATACCAATATATTTATAAATTATATATTATTATTTATAAATTATTGTATACTTACCAATGTTTATTGCGACGGAAAATTATGTTTATTACGGTAACTAATAATGTAACTGATTGATTTTGATAGAGTTATAAATTAAAATAAAAAAAGTTTAAAAAAAGTTAAAAATAAGTTGACAAAATTAAAAATATATGTTATATTTATAACATGATGATTTGGATGATTTGAGAAACACTCAATAATCAGGTCAAACGTTTCAGTAGGAGGCACATTATGTCGAGTATCACAAAAGCAGCAGCGGTACAGTTAGAGGCAGGAAAACTTAGCCATTTTTTAACTACATCCTTTCCCCATTATGTCTGTGAGCAGTTGATTCGCAAGTATACCAAAGAAATGGACTTTGAGATGGTGAATAGAGTACAGCGCGTTCAACAGACCCTTCCTCAAAACGATAAAGTCGTTTCAATGCAGAAAAAGACAGAAATCAAAGTTGATCTGAAGAAATTCCCTATGAAAGTTATGATTGCACTTGATGCAACTGTTTCACCAGAGATAGTATCACTAATAAACAACGCTATCAAAAAGATGGGAAAGGTGGAACTTGCTTGCAGTACGTCTATTATTGCGTATATGCCAAAAGAAGATGCAGCTCTTTGTGTCAAAAAGATCTCGAAGGTAAAAGGAGTAGTTGTTAAAACAGAATTAGTTGGTACCGTAGGTGTGGTAACAACAAAGAAATAAAGTTTGAACAGGTGACGACGGGGCACGTGCCCCGTAAACCGAAATCCCCGTCCGAATCCGGGGAATAACCAATAACGAGGAGAGTATAAAACGGTATCAAAATTTGCAGCAGAAATAATAGCAGAAATCGAAAGTGACAACAAGTCAAGATCAGACAGGGAAAAAATACGCAAAATCCGGTGCAACAAGCAGCGTCGTGAAAAGAACAGAATATTGCGTGACCTGTGCGGTACATCAGCACGAGCAGCACGATTAGATATGGGATTGTAAAGCCGTTCTCATTAAATATTTTTTTTAGGAGGTACTAAAATATATGACTAAACTAAGTCTTTATTCAAAAATAACAATTCTCAGGAAAGAGCTAACGGTTAAAGATGCTATTGAAAGGGATTATAAGCAATTAGAAGAATGGCTGGTCTACAATTTTAAAAAGTTAGATATTGATGCAACAATATATCTATGTCAAGTGAGAAACAGCCATCTACGTAAGCAGGTACGGCGACCAAAACTAAGTTTTGGTTCGATGCTGGATGAGGTAGTGAAAGTAGCAGATCATGCACTGAGTTTTAAACTTCAACTTTGTCAACATTAATCGTCTTGGCGGAAAGGTAAAAAAGTGGCATGATTGAGGTGCCTCTGATTATGTCACTTCTTCCCGTCAAGCATTATAAATTAGTTTGTAAAACTTTATCAAAGGAGTAGTTTTATGGCAAAAATTATCAATCGGCAAAATGAAATCAAGGATTCTAAATCTGCCAAGAATCCAAACAAGACCCTTCCTTTATCGAAGGGTTATCTCAGAACCGAGGTCGATGATACTAAGAATTCATTGGTAAAAAAGGAACTGAAGTCAGTCGTCAACGTAGGTACTACTACATCGGCTAAGGTTGTTGCACCTAAACAGCCCAAGGACGTCAAAAAAGATGTATGCACATTAATTCTGAGCTTAGTACCTACGGTATCAAAGCAAGAAATCATTGACAGGGTCTCAAAACAATTTAGTCCCTCAGTCAGTGAGAGATTCGTCAAACAAGCCACTCGTTGGGCCGTTCGCTTTAGCAAATAATAACGCTGAAGTGAAACAACTACGAAAACTTGGTTACATTGCAACTCGCAATTGGGGCGATTGCTGTTGCGGTAAATGTGATGAGAAGATTGACATCGGCATAAGATTCATTATTATAGAAGGTGAGTTTTATATTTTTACACATTTAAACAAAGGAGTGCAAGATGGCAAAAGTAGAGAAACAAGTAAGTGAGTTGGCCGTTGTTGTAAAAGATGCGGACAATGATAATCGCAGTGTGGATGCGTTGGTACAGCGAAAGTTACGCAGAGAAGAAAGGAAGAAAAAAAGAGCCGCTGGACAATCACTCACCAATTCAACCAAAATTTATAAACTGGTTCCGTATGCCGAGATTGTCGGGGACAAAAAGGTAGTACAGTCAGTTCTCGAGCTGCTCAATGCGACTGGTGAGTATGAGTATACCACTCGATAGACATCAAATAGAGGCTCTAAATTATACTATGAAAAATAGAACCTCTGCACTTTACATGGAAATGCGTTTAAGAAAGACTTCGGTTGTCATTAACTCAGTCATTCAAAAAAATGCCTTTCCATGTCTTGTGGTAATGCCTTATTCAGCATTCGCTGGATGGAGGTATTTCCTCAGGATGGCTCAACAGAAGTACATTGAGGTTGTCGGTAACCGTAGTCAACGATTAAAGTTATTGATGCAACCGTCAAAGTTTTATCTTGTAAATAAAGAAATCCATCTAGTAGTACCAGAATTATTTACAAAGTGTTTTGAATCAGTTGTGCTTGATGAGGCAACTTTTATTAATAATCCAAAAACTAAGGTCTCTAACTATTATATTAAACACTTTAATACACTAGTGAAATATCTTTTAACTGGGACTACGCTAGAGGATATTGATTTCATAAATCATTTTAGATTTCTTGAACTAACAGAACTCAGTTATTATGATTTCAGAAACAAGTTCTTTATAGAATATGAACCTCATAAATTTTCTCTTAACAGATTTAAGAGCGGAGAGTTTCAGAGATTAAAACATGGATGTTTCTTCCAGCGGCGTGCGGAAGTTGGTTTTGCAAAAGATAAAACTTATATGATTCGTGAGATACCGAGACCAAAAAAAGATTTTAATGATATATACAAGCTTTTAGACAAGAAATTTAGAATTGAATACCAAACAACAAAATGTAGTACAGTATTTGCTTGTGAGAAATTTTTGTGGATGCGAAGATTATGTAGTGGTATGGTTGAAGGTAAGTTAGTATTTAGATCAAAACTTAATGAGCTTATCTATCTAATTGGTACAGAACTCAAAGGAGAAAGCATTTTAATTTGTGCGCAGTACAGAGATGAAATCGAAGAGATAAAAAAAGCAGTACACTGTGAAGTAATCCATGGTGATATTCCAATTAAGGAGCGAGATGAGATTATTAGACTGTTTCAAGTTAAGGAGACTAAAATTATACTTTTTCAACCTATGACTATGAAGTTTGGAAAGGATCTCTCAAAAGCAAATACTTTAATCTTTTACAGTACTCCAGTTGGTGAGGCGCGAGAGCAAGCTGAGGCCCGTTTGATTGACCTAGACAAAAATGAACCACTACTATATATTGATCTTGTAATAAGTGATACAATTGAGGAAGATATAGTACAAGGAATTTATAATGGATGGTCACTTGAAAGGATTTCTAAAAAATGCTTACAATAGACCCAGGGTGGAATACTGCAGTTGCAGTTTGGAAAGATAGAAAATTATGTGATGTATATTATTTTACTGCTAAAAAAAAAGAAAGTAACAAGCTAAAATATATGGCACATATTTTTAGTGACGTTATTGATAAACTTGCATTTGGAGATTATGAGAAAAAAGCATTTATTGAAGGTGTACAAATCTATGGTGATATAACGTCTCAGACATCTGCACGAAGTGGTTATTTAACAGAACTAAGTTACCTTATTGGTGCTTATAACATTATACTGCAGAAACATGGATATGATACAAAAATACTTCTTCCCCGTCAGTGGAAGGCGCAACTACCTAAAGAGGCAGTTCGTGAACGTGTACAATTAGAGGGATATATACTAGACAACTCACATGAGTATGACGCAGTAGGAATAGGACTTGCTGTACTTGGCAAGCTTGATAAAAGGATAAGATTTTTATAATACTAGTAGAGGAGTTATATGTCCAACAAAACTAAAAATAGCAGTAGAGTCCATAACGAACAGGACAAGCATGAGTGTTGTGATGAGTCCAAACAGAATTTAAGAGATTGGATTGAGTGCGGTTTTAAGTTTTGTCCATGGTGCGGGCGTGAACTCCGTCCGGTGAAAGCTTCATCATATATACCAGTTAAGTGCAAGTTTGGTGACGATACTTAATTAGTGTACATTTGTAATATAAGAAGTATGAATATGAATATGGTTACAATTAATGAGTGCAAACGGTGTGGATTATACACTATGCGTAGGAGCATTGTGCAAGGACGAGGGTCAGTACCTGCCGACGTTCTTATATTAGGCGAGGCCCCTGGAAAGAGTGAGGATGCCTTAGGTGAAGCATTTGTGGGCGAAAGTGGAATACTACTACAAAAGTTACTGCAAAATTGTAAATTTACATATTATATAACTAATATAGTAATGTGTCATCCTTGCGATTCAGTAGGAGGAGACAATAGAGAGCCTACTGCTATAGAAGTATCAAGGTGTTATGATAATGTGATTGAGATCAATAGAATTATTAGACCGAAACTAGTGATATTTTTAGGAAAGATTTCCGAAAAATATTATTCTAAAATTTTAAGACCTAATATTATGCTATTTCATCCTGCATTTTTATTACGGACGGGTGGGATACATTCGCCATATTTTTTAACAGTAAAAAGAAAGCTGGAGGAAATATGTATTCATTAAAAGACATTGGTATTACACAATCACAAATTAAGAATTTTATGAACTGTCCAATGAAGTTTTCTTATTTCACTCAGCGACTCGAGCGAGTTGGAAAAAAAGGTAGGAACACTGGATTTGGATCAATTATGCACGCAACCCTCGAGAACATTTATATAAACAGAGGGTTGACTTCAAAAGAGATTACTGAAACAATTGAATCATACTGTAAGAAAAACATTAGTCAACTAACAGGATTAGTCGAAGAGTTGGAACTAGTAAAGCTTCAAGTTGAGGTAGTTGCAAAGGAGTACCAGAGGATCTATTCAAAGGATTTTAAAAAGTGGAAGGTGCTTTTTGTTGAACGTGAGGGAGAGATAAGCATAGATAATATTCTACATCGTACCAAAATTGATCTAGGGCTAGAAATCATGGGAAAGATATATACACTAGATCACAAGACGTCTTCACGAATTGATGAAACCTCACTGGAAAAAGCACTAGCGTTTGATTTTCAGCATCTTTATTATGGTTACTGTTATGAACAGGAGACAGGAAAGAAGGTTGCAGGGTGTTACCATAATGTAATAAGAAATCCTGGACTAAAGTATTCAGGTTCTTTTTCTGATTATAGTAAACGTTTACAAAATGAAATCAGACTAAGGCCTAAACATTATTTTAAGCGGTATCAGATTATATATACTAACAAAGACAGAAAGGATTTTGAGTATCAACTACATTACATATTAAGTAATATAAGTACTACAATTAAAAATAACCATTTCTATCGGAACTCATCTCATTGTAATATCTATGGTGAGTGTGAGTTCTTAGATCTGTGTTCTAGTGGATCAACAACTGGATACACAGTAAGGGACAAATATTTTGCAGAATTGGAGAGTGTATGAAAATGAAAATTAGATCAGTTCAGCTTCCTGAAGAGGAGTCCATACCTGAAAGTGATATGAACCGGTTTACGTTTCTCATCTCTGGAGAAAGAAAAATTGGAAAGAGTTCTCTATGTGCACAATTTCCGGATACCTTATTCTTAATGTGTGAGCCAGGAGGCAAGGCGTTGAAAGCCAGAATCATTAATATTGATCGATGGGAGGACGTTAAATCTGTTGTATTCCAACTTTGTTCCCAGCGAGACTACTGTAAGACCGTAGTCATTGATACAGGATATATGTTCTATGAACTGTGTTTTGATTACTGTCTCAGAACTATGGGAATTGATAAACCCAGTGACGAAAGTTGGGGTAATGCATGGAAATTAATTGAGAGAGAGTTTCGTTCAGTGCATTCAGATCTTATCAATGCTGGTTTCGGGCTCATAATTACAGCTCATACTGAAATAAAAGAAGTTAAGAAAAGAGACGGTGTTACCTACTCCAAACTTACTACGCAACTGGGAGGACAGGCCACACGGTTTTATAATGGGTTCGTAGATATTCTATGTCACTATAACTATGATTCAAACGGTAAACGAGAGCTCATAATCCGAGGTGATGATTTTGTTGAGGCAGGAACCAGAACTGAAGAAAACTTTTTCTTTTCAGATGGTTCCCCTATTATGTCTATACCAATGGATTTTTCAGGTAAAAAGAATCCGGCTAAGTATGCTTTTGAGCACTTATCAGACGCTTTTTATAATAGATTGATAAAGGAAGGAGGAAAAATAAATTTAAAAGGTAAGCGTGAGCGTAAGTAAGTGTAGAAGTAAGTATCTATAAAAAAATATCAAATTACTTTTTTTGAATGGAGGTCATGTATATATGTCTAAAGAACGTATTGCAGTAAACAAAAATAAACCGGGTACTTTTGCAAAGTATCTCCGTGAAGGTAAAGAGGTTTATGAACAAGGACAGCAATTTGAGAGCATGAACGAGAAGATTGATCCAGGTACCTATCTTGCAAAGCTGTCCTTGATCGAATGGAGAATCTCAAAAAACAACTCTCTGATGCTCCACAGGGAGCATATTATTGTGGAAGGTGAAAACAAAGGGAGAAAGATATCTGATAACATGGTCTATGGAGCTCATGAAATCGGTACGGGAATAATTCGCGGATATCTAAAAATGGTTACTGGAGAAAAAGATTTACCTGCTGACCCTGCCGACCTTGAGGAACTTGTACAGCGTATAAATCATGAGTTTTCGTATCAGTGCAAGGTTCGGGTAAGCGACCAAAAAGATAGCGACTTCCAACGTGCTACAATTCAGGAGATCTATAACGATGACAATATTCCTGAAGACAGTGAGCAGTCGCCTGAACCTAAAAAGACTGACAGAGTCAAGGTGACTCGGGTTGCTGCAAAAGCAGATGAAGACGGCCCTGATGTTTTGTTCACAAGATTGAGTAACTTTTGTGAAGCCCAGGGTATTGACTTAGATGGTACCGAGAGTGATGAGGGGATTAAAGCAATTATTGACAAGTACGATTATCCGGAAGAAGATCTAAAAGAAGGTGGCTGGGATGATTTTCTCCGGGAACTTGATATGGAAGCGCGAATTATAAAATCGGTTTCGAAAAGGGAGGTAAAAAAGAAAAGATAAGAAAGATAGTTTTTAATCTTTATCAAGAAGATAAACATTAATACCCTTCTACCCTTTTGTGACGTCATAATGTAGGGCAGGAGGGTATTTAACGTACTAAGTGTTGTGCAAAGTTTTATTATTAAATTTTAACCGTTTAAATGAGGGGCAGGAACAGGAATTATGGATGCAATTGCAATTGATATTGAAACAACTGGTAGGAACCCCAGACTTGGTGATAAGATCTTCGCGTTTTGCGTCGCATATAACGACGGTACGGTTGAGGTTTATAGACATAATTTTAGACCTCATTTACAGCATTTTTTAAATTCGCATAGAGAGATTATTTGTCATTACTCAAAATTTGAACGTGCATTTTTTAAATATGAAAATTATAATACAGAAAAAGTATTTTGGCATGATACAGTTTTAATGTCGCAATTGTTAAGTAACCTTGAACCATCTCATGGGTTGGATAACTTGGCATATAAATACTGTGGTTACCCAAAGGACCAAGATGAAGAGCTTGAAGAATATTTGAAGGGGTGCAATAATCAATGGGAGCAAGTACCCGAGGATATTATGCATCGTTACCAAGTTGCGGATGGGGAGCGTACGATGCTACTTTACAAAATAATGAGACCATATTTTACCGGGAAACTGTGGGACGATTATAGAAATGAGATAGCGCTAATAGATGTGGCTCTAGAAATGGAACACAATGGGATTAAAATTCACTATGAGAATGCACAGGAGTTGCTAAAATGGTTACTAAAAGAAAAAGAGAAGCTAGTCTTTGATGTGTATAACAAATTAGGCGAATATATTAATTTAGGATCTGAAAAACAACTAAGTCAATTATTGTTTGGGCAACTTGGATATAAGCCAACTGTGTTCACTGAAAAGGGAAATCCCTCAACTGATAAAAACGTTCTGGTTGAGATGAGAGAGAGTGCACGTGATAAACTTTTATTTAACCTGATTTTAAAGTGGAGATCTTATACTACAGGAATTGCAAACATTAAAAACTATCTATCTCGGATTGATAATCGCTTTATATTACGCACGACTATTAATACTAATCAAGCACGCACCGGAAGGCAATCATCAAGTAAACCTAATTTACAAAATATAGCAAAAGAGGAAGTACTACAAAATCCGTATCCGGTGCCCATGCGAAAGGTGTTTTGTGCTCGTAGAAACCATTTTTTAATACTGTTTGATTATAAATCTATTGAGCTTTACCTGATGGCTATAATTACTAACTGCAGATTTTACAAAGAAAAGTTTCTTGCCGGTGAGGATATTATTCGTAGGAGTGCCGAGATCTTTTATGGGAAAGAATTTTTGGACTCACTTCCAGCACATACATTTGAGACATATCGCTCAGCGGCAAAAAACGCGACATACGCTTTGCAATATGGTGCAGGAGCAGATAGACTTTCAGTTACTCTTAAAATGACTTTAAACCAGGCAAATGAGGCCATAGAACGTTATAGAGCAGTTGCGCCCGAATTAGTTAACTTTTCACATACGGTGGCATCTCAAGTGAAGGCTCAAGGATATGTTACTACTATTTTCGGTCGTCGGTTACGGATTAATCAAACTAAGGTTTTTTCAGCAGCTAACTATCTTATACAAGGTACGGCAGCAGGAGTATTTAAGAGAGCACAAGTACAACTCTATAAATATTTTAAGTTAAAATATAACGAGATTAAGATCTTACTCCCTATTCATGATGAGTTAATTTGTGAGGCTCCGGTATGTTTATACTCAGATTTAGATACTATAATTAAAGGAGCAAAAGAGGAGGTTGAGAATATAGATTGGGTTTCACTCAGACTACGTACTTCATGGAGGACAACTTTTACTAATTGGGCGGAGGCTAAAAAGTATGAAAATAAAACGTGTTGAGCTTGTAAAGGAGATATGTATTCTTTTTAATCTTCCTGGTGGTAAAAAAAGCAAGGGTTATTTTACCAAACGTCAGCTTATTGATCTAATGTTTTATGCAAAGGAGCATGAAAGACGTAAGGTGGTAACGAATGGAAAAGAATAATCTAAAATTATTTTACCAATTTGGTTTTAAAAAAGTAAGTTCAAGTGGTAAACATGCAATTGGTAATTGCATTTTTTGTAAAAAAGATAAGTTTTATATTAACGAAGATAATGGACTCTGGGACTGTAAAGTTTGTGGCATGCATGGTGGATATAAAACCTTTGTGGAAGAAATATATCAAGTGTCACTAAAGCATCGTGATTTAAACTTAATGTTAAAAAATCTGTCTGAACACCGCGGGATTGATAAAAAACAGTTTGAGAAATGGGGTTGGTTCAATGGATACTTTACAATTCCATACTTTTATAATAACGAATTTCGTACTATACGACTTTATGATTATGAGATTATAAGGAATGTTGTGGGTGCAAATATCTATCTATATCAGGAAGATCAGTTAGGTACAAAAGTTGGGACTGTATGGTTATGTGAAGGCGAGTGGGATGCATTGGTAATGAATGAGGTATTAAAAAAGCAAAATATCTTAACTAATAATATAGTCGTCGCAGTTCCGGGCGCAACCCAGTTTAAGGCAGAATGGAAAGAGTTATTTCGTGACAAATCAGTTAATGTCTTGTTTGATAATGATCTTGATAGAGAAGTTAACGGTCGAGTAATTGAGGGTGCAGGAAAAACAGGATCAAAAAAGGTTTTTGCAATTATCAAATCAGTAGTACGGGAAGTCAAATTTATCCACTGGGAAGAAGGTTTAAAAAACGGTTTTGACGTTCGCGACTTATATAAGAAACTTTCTTATAGCTCAGAGAAACTTCTTGCAGGATTAAATAAGCGATTAAAACCATTACCTCCTGGACTGACTGAGATTGAGCAAGAGAAAGTTTTACCGGTGAAATACAAAGGAAGTGGGGTTAGTCATAAGGAGGTTTATAGGGTATATCAAAAGTGGCTCCATCTAATTGACACCGATGTGGTGGATATAATCTACGGTACTATTATTGCCAATCGTATGCCGGGTGATCCAGTATGGATTTTTTTGGTCGGTAAGTCAGGAGATGCAAAAAGTGTCTTTATTATGTCAATCTCGTCATGGAAGGAGGTGGTTGCCGTATCTTCAATGACTCCGGCTAGTTTAATTTCAGGATATGGTATGACCTCAGGACAAGACTTTTCATTGCTTCCTAAGTTAAATAATAAAATTTTAGCTATTAAGGATTTTACTACCATTCTAAATGGTAACCCTTTACATAAAGATGAGATTAGTTCAATCTTACGTGATGCCTATGACGGGAAGGCAACTCGTAGTGTTGGAACAGGATTGAGAACTGTTGAGTCAAAGTTTGGAATGATTGCAGGAGTTACCCCTGCAATCGAGTTATTCATTGAAAATCAAACAGCATTTGGTGAACGCTGTTTAAAGCATAAGATCCAAGAAACAGACGATCTGGAAATAGAGCGAATACTATGCCGCAAAGCAATGGAAAACTCTTCATTGGAGGATCAAATGCAACACGAGCTTAGAGATATTGCACAACAGGCACTTAACTTTGATTTTAGTTCAGTTAAAATTGAGGTATGTAGAGAGATGAAAGAAAAAATTATTTTTCTTTCCCAGTGGGCAGCACGATTACGAGGGTCGATTATTCGAGATAAGTTTTCAAAAGAAATAACACATAGACCATTTATTGAAAGGCCCACACGTTTGGCAAAACAGTTATATAAGTTGCTAATTGGCATCTGTCAATTTAGGCATAAAGTAGAAGCATCACTTGACGAGTATAAAATATTATGTAAAACTGCAATCTCAACTGTACCTCCAAAAATAGAAATTATCTTAGGTGGTATCTTTAACAAAGATAGATTTAAAGAATGGTCGATGAGTGAGATACGACAGATGTCACAGCTTCCTGAGATTGCTACACAAGAGACAGTTAGTGGTATGTGTGTTTTGGAGATATTGACAAAGGAAAAAGAAAGTGAATCACGATTCAAATATAAGTTATCAGATTTGATACTTAATCTTACTAGACAATCATCAGTTTATGGTGAAAGGAGTTTATAGATGAAACAAGAGCGCAGTGATAAGAAGTTACAGCATTATACTATTGGAAGAGGGACAACGAAGATAGTTCCGATTGATTCTGTAAAACCATGGAAGAAAAATCCGAGAAATAATGAAGGTGCAATCCCAAAACTAGCGGAAGTACTCAAAAGACATGGACAGATTTCTCCCTTGATAGTATGGGTTAAGAACAATACAATTTATAAAGGGAATACTACATGGAAAGCTTTAAAGCTAATTGGTGCAACAGAGGTGGAAGTTAAATTTGTACAATTTAAAAGTGAGGCAGCAGCGACAGCCTATGCTCTTGACGATAACTTGTCGGGTGAATGGTCGGAATGGGATGAAAAAATGCTATCAGAGTTACTTGAGGTTGACGAAATAAAAGCGGATGTTGCGTTTAGTGCAGAAGAAGTAAATCTGATGAAAATGGGATTTGATATGGAAAAGATAAAGAAAATAAATGCTGTTTATAGCACTCTTAAGGCTAAGATTGTAGTACTAATAGTTGATCACTCGTCAAGAGAGAGTATTATTGAGATGCTTGAAAAGTGGATTAATGCGTCGGGAATAAAAAATATTGAGGTGCAAAGATGAAGATACCCGTGTTGCTTTCGTATTATGTGTTACGTAAATCTGAAAAAGTATTAGATCGGATAAATCTCTATTCTGATAGTTTTCGGATTATAATTGATTCCGGAGCATATTCTGCGCTGACATTAGGAAAGGTTATTAGTATTGAAGAATACTGTGACTGGTTAAAATCATTCGATCCAAAGGTACAGTATGATGGCGCCTTTCAGTTAGATAAGATTTATGACCAGGAGCAGACTAGTAAGAACTTTAAGATACATGAACGTCTCGGATCAAACGTAATTCCAATATTTACCTATGCAGAATATAGTGATCAGATTAATTTACTAAATTCATTAGTTAAGCATCATGAGTATGTGGGGTGTGGTGGGGTACGAAAGAAAAAGCAATATGTACGATGGTTACTAGAAAGTTGTATTGATACTTCAAAGATTCATCTTTTTGCCTATTCTGATGTTAATCTTCTTTGGTACTACAAGCCTCGATCCTGTGATAATTCAACTTGGTTAAACGGCACAAAATATGGTGAGCTTAGAAGGAAGGATTATAATTATCACAATGAGGCAAAAATAGGATTCTCGTCAGTTAAAAAGTTTGGATTTCAAGAGAAGGATTATGACAAACTAAATGATCCAGAATGGCGACATACAAAGGGGAAATATCTAGGTATATCTGTTCCTTTTGCAACTACCTGCGCGGCATTTTTATATCAGGTACAAAAACTTGAAGAACAAGGAGTGCAAATGTATTTAGTAGTTTCTAGTGCTGAGCATATAGATGTACTATATGCATGCTATCAATATTTTATCAAAGGTAAATCAATTGACCTTTTTAAAAAGGAGGGATAAACTATGAAAAGAACTATAGTACTATTTTCAGGAGGGCTAGATAGTGCAACATGCTTGGCATTAGAAGTTGACAACAGAGAAAATGAAGAGATACTCGCTCTGTCATTTTCCTATGGTCAGCTTAATGCAGAAGAATTGAAAAAGGCAGCAACGCTTTGTAGAAATTGGAATGTTCCTCATATAGTACAGACTTTAGAGGTAGGAGATGGTAATACATTGCATGAAATCCCGGTGAGAAATCTTCAGTTCATAGTCGCAGCATTAAAATTTGCTCTGACAAATGGATATAATAAAATAGTGATTGGAGCGGAACCTGATTCAACATACCTTGATTCGAGTTACGAATATCTGCTTAAGGTACGTGATTTACTTAATCTCTACAATGTCGACTTAGTATATCCTGTCAAGTCTTTGAAAGATAAAAGTGGTATACTCGCTACAGCACTTGATATGGGGGTACCATTAGATCTAGTACACTCTTCGCTTACTAACTATATTAACTACACAAATAAAACAGGGGCACGCTTTTTGAACTCAGTGCAGGAACTATTTCCGAAGATATCCTCTGAGATCTTAATAGGGCTTATTGAAGTGTACCATGCAGGTCATCATGGTACAGTGTTTGATATTAATGGTGGCGAGGGAAGATCGTTTAAATTCATTCCTGCATTGTTTACTTTTGCGGGTGTAAAGTCTCTACCAAGTGACTTTGTAGTATATACAACAGGAAACTGGGGAAGAGAAATATTTGAGGTTTTTCGTCACTTTGCACCGTTACGAAAACTGAGTGTGGTAAAGGTTGATAGTGTTGAAGAATTAGGTAAAAATATTTTAAATACCGATAGTGACTGGGCACAGTGGGGTATTAAACAGGCACTTTCACGTTTACCTAGACCGAGATATATTCCAAACCGCCTAGTTGCAGTAAAGGTTACTCAAGGACATTTATATATAGCGCTCAGGGACCTAGGGTATGAAGTCTGTGATGCTGAGCATACTCCACTGGGGGATACGTTGAGACTAAACACAGAAAAACCTTTAGTATAAAATAAGGTAGAAGGGTAGTGATTTATGTATTATTTAAAAAAGAGACTTGAGATTTCAGGAGCACATTATCTTGACCTTCCTTATGAGAGCAAATGTAAGCAGTATCATGGACATAATTGGATTATAACTGTATACTGCAAGTCCTTGGAGCTTAATAAGGAAGGTATGATTGTGGATTTCGCATCTATAAAGAGTATTGTTATGCAACTGGATCATTCTGAACTTAATCCTTTAATTGTTCAACCTACAGCCGAGAACATTGCACGATGGCTTTGTGAACAGATTCCATATTGCTATAAAGTTGAAGTGCAAGAAAGCGAGGGAAATAGCGTATGCTATATAAAGTAGTCGAGATTTTTAAATCGGTGCAAGGAGAGGGTGCCTGTACTGGTGAGGTATGTGTGTTTGTGAGGTTGAGTGGATGTAATTTACACTGTCAATTTTGTGATACTAACTATAGTAACTTTGTTTATCATGAATGTAGTCACATAGTTGATAGCATAGAGTCCTTATCAAAATATAATCTACCTGTAGTATTTACAGGAGGAGAACCTTTGATACATGATCTAGAACCAATAATTCAGACACTGATACGTGAATCACCTCGAGAATTTTATCTTGAGACGAACGGTTCGATACCATGCGACTATATCCATTATTTTGGACATATCTCATTATCACCAAAACAGAGCCCTAGTCGTACTATGATTAAAAGATGTCATAGTCTCAAGATTCTTTATCCCTACCTTGATGATACTAGTGCGGATGACTTTGTTTCATTTCCAGCGGAAAATAAATTCATTCAGCCAATCGACAACAAGAATATTGAGGGCGCCCTTAACGAAGTAGAGAGATTAGGTAAAGAATGGAAACTGGGAGTTCAGGTACATAAGTTATTAAATCTAAGGTAAAGTTGAGAGGCCGTTTATGCTAGCAGGTTTCATTTTAATTGTAATTGGACTTTTTGGTCTAGTAGTCGTTACTGGTGCTATACTATTGGCACAATAGGATACTAAGGATATCTTTAAAGTATACAACAAATAAAGGTGGTGTGTGTTATGAAGATATTAAGAGCTAAATCAAGGGAGAAGTTAACGGTTGCACATACTTCGTTTTATACCCGATCGAGTGA